AAAAAAGAAGCCGAAAGAATTGAAGAAGTCAACCGTATGCTTGTCTATCGTATTCAAGAAGGAAAAATTACTGATGTGGATACAATCATGTGCGCGCTTAGTTGGCTCGCGCACACAGACCTTGAACCGCAAGAAATAATTGAAAAGTGTGGGGCTTGAAAAATGTTATTGTTTCCAATTAATTCCGAAGAAAAAGAACTGTGTTGTCTATGCGCTTTGGGCCTAGTTCATTACGACTATCTCACTCCATCGGCAAGGGAATTGTATGATACACTCACAGAACAAGACAAACAAGAAATACAAAAACGCTTGACAATTCCCAAAACTATGCTATAATTGTTTCAAGAGAGTAGAAAGGATGATGAGTATGAAAGACCACTTCTTTGAAACCACTGGCTATCTTAATGGTAGCCCTGTGTGTTGCCCTCTGAACGCATATGGCGATTGCCCTTATTGCGACAAACACAGCCATTGTCGTATGACTGATCCCGTAGCTAATTGTGATGATTTCGCCGCTGACTTTCCCACTTGGGAAGATTGGTTTGCCGCGCGTAGAAAAATTTTTTTCAAAAACACTTGACATTTTCCAAAATCGTAGTATAATGTAATTGTTCCAAGGAACTGGGATGGACTTAGGAAGGTGAGAACTGACGGGCTCCCATTGAATTCCCGTAATCCCAAGGAAGGAGATGAGCAGGTTTCGGCAACTTTCCCTGATACGGAAAAAGTTGCCATATTATGAAAGGAGAATGAAAAATGAATTGGATTGAAGTTGAGTGGCAGAGTTGGCATTGTGCGAATATTGATATGGATGACATTTATGCTAATTGTGAGCGTCTGATGAAAGAAAGAAAAGCAACTATCACGCAGGTCGTTGATGATGCCATTGATGCTTATGTCGCTGGCCTTGATGATGAAAACTATTATAGTTGGAACGAAGACGCACAGACGAAGGTAAGAGACATCGTACTGAAGCGTTTTGGTGGAGAACAGATTAGTATGTTTGAGAGTGGAGAATGGAAATGAGACTTGAATTCAATATTCATGGTACATTTGAGTTTGACTTCAGCGAGAAACGGCAGAAAGAACTAATCCGAGACGCAAAAAATTACCCCGGCGGTGTTGCTTCTCTTTTGCTTGACAACTTGGAAATCGCGCGAGATGAAATCTCAACCGAAAGCACTTTTACCCTTGACCCTTATCAAGTTGCCGAAATGCTTAGCGTGTTGGCGCAGAAGGAGAAGGAAGAAAATGGAAACGATTAAGAATTGGTTCGGAATTGAAACAGCTTACCACTTTGAATGGAATGATGTTCGGTGCGGAATTACTATCTTGAATATAGTTCTGATTATGCTCTTCGGCCTTCAAGTCTCATGGTTCGGACTCGCAATCGCGCTTTTCGGCGTATGTAAAGACCTCTCACAGCATCGGCATATCAACGATGTTCTGATGCATCTATCAAGTGTCGCACTCAATGTTTATTTCTTAATGCTACTATATAGGAGATAATAATAATGTGGGCGAAAGAGTTAGTGAAATTTTCCTTGAAAGTTTATAAACAATTCGGCGATCATCCGATTGACAATATTCAAGCAGACTATGATAAAATTACTTTTCAATTAGGTAGAGTGCCATATCAATATGATTATAAAACGGAAATCATTTCTCGGATAGAGAAATGATTTTTCTTATATTAGATGTAAAACATCTAAAATTAAAAAAAAGAAAAAGGAGCATTTGCTCCTTAATACCCCAAGCAATAACGCCCGTCCGCATAATACCCATATACCCAAAATTTCTTATGCTCCTTATCATCCCAAGCAACATATCCGCAACTTCTCAAATCATTCTTAAAGTCCTTTTCAGTAAATTCATCACCGTCTGCCCAGTAAGCACCCTGTCGAAAAACGTTCCACACTTTATTAGGCACTTTCTTATCGCGATTATAACCCTTATAATGCGCAATTACGGTCGGCGCTACTTCTTCATGGTTATCATCCATATTCCAGAAGTATAATGCCATTCCATAATCCATAGACTCTTCATAAGTCTTTTCCAAAGTGCATTCTTTATCATCTTCAAACTTATACACTTCAAACTGATAATTCGGATGATTTTCCTGATACCATTTCGTCCAATCATCCACCAGAAACATCGGTTCACGGTTAGCATCGCACTCATACTGGTCCATCAGTTCTTCACACCGCACAATCAGATACTTCGTCATTTTCTTTCCCTTTCTGGTTTCAACTGTTTTCCTTCAGTTCATGGCTATATTATACTCCATTTAATTAAGAAGTCAACAGGAATATTTAGATGTAAAACATCTAAATCTTTTTCTTGTAATTTTCCTATAATATGCTATAATAGCATTGTTCCCAAAAGCAATAGAAAGAAGGAAAAATAAATGTTGTTTAAGAAAGAAAAGGCAAAAGATACTTGGTGGAGCTTTCAGGATACCGAATACAGACGCTTGACCATTAGTCTCAGCGCGCATAGAAACGAACTTATTGCTAAATGCGCCCAGGTTATTAAGTATGAAGGTTGCGCCAACATGCTACCAGATGGCCCGGTAAAAGATGTTGAACTTAAAAAGGCACAAGAAAGCCGTGAGCATGTGCGTAATATTCTCGCCGCATATGAAGCGGACTTAAAAGAATATAACGCAATTGATATCACAAAACTTAATCATTATACTGGGCGAGTAGAATGGGCAGACCCATATGAGATGTTGGAAATCGCATGGCGTAATGCTATCAGTCAGTTATATAGCTAAAATAAGGCGGGCAACCGCCTTATTTTATTTTAGATGTTATACATCTAAAAACAATTTAAGGGCTTTCGCCCTTAAACTTTTGTCAAATCATCACTCATGCGATAGAAGTCCGAGTATCCGTTAATATAAAACGGCTTAAAAACACGAACCACATAAGTAATAAAGTTGAACTCAGTTTCTGTCTTTACACTATATTCTTCCAACGGGTCAATGGTTATACTTACAATATAACCAACTAAGCGTTCCTCATTATCAATCATCACTTTATCGCCAATTTTAAACATTTTTACCTCTCCTTCCGTCCAAACAGCACATCTTTTATTCTATCCCAAAATGTCGGTATCTGAACATAGAATTCATCCACACCAATCTTATAATGTGGCAACATTATACCATTGTCTGGTAGCATAAGCCAAAGTTCATCATAGTCTGGATAAGTCGGAAGCCACATAGTCCTCCCCTGTTCATGTAAAGCATTAAGAATATCTTCGTCTAGTATGGAACTATCATACTCTTCTGTGCCAATAATTTCTTCATCTTCCCAAGGGCAATACAAGACAATTCGCTTCTTAACAATTTGCTTCATTATAATCATCTCCTTCCTGAGAACAAGGTAAGTATACTACTAAATAATAAGAATGTCAATTCAAATTTTTAGATGTTATACATCTAAATTTCCGCCCTGTCAAGTAGTTAGTTATGACTAACTATTAGATATACAAGTATTTGCGTTTTATCAAATTTATGGTATAATATATATGTAAAGAGGAAAGGGAAAGGCAAGCTATGGATAAGCTAGTCTCTAGAAGCTACAAGCTGGGGAAATAAGCTGGGAAAGCTGAAAATAAGCTGGAAGCTGAAATCACCATTCCTACCCAAGCTGGGAAAAAATCGGCTCTACCGATTTTTGGCTTCCGGCAAGCTGCGGCATTCGGCTCACGAGCTGGAAAGCTGGAACCTTCCGCAAGCTGGAATTTCGTCGGAGCCTCGCACAGAGGCTCCAGCAAGCTGGAAAAGTCAAACATTTGACTTTTACGAAAATTCTGGTATAATATAATTGTAAAAAAGGAAAGGAGCTGGAAAAATGCTGTATTTGATTATTGGGCGCAAAGAAGGATACGAAGACATATTCTACGGCGTGTGCCATACGCTGGAAAAGGCAGAAGAATTTTGTTATTATGCCGAAGCCAACGATGAAAACGGCCGCTATTATGAATGGTTTCCAGTATTAGAGCTAGATTAAATATTTGACTTTTTCCCGAATTTCTGTTATAATAAAGATGTTCCAAGAGGACAAGAAATAAAAATTGTGCAGGGTGGACTGCCGCATACTGAACCACAGAAAAGGAGTAAAATTATGACTATTAACGAACTGAACAAGGTAATTATGGGTGTTGAAGGCGCAGTTATGGGCCGTGTTAAGGGCAGCAATTTTGTTATCGTGCCCCTTGAAGATGGCGGCTACGCCAAGGTTAGTGTAAGCAAGGCGCTTATGGAAGCAACAAAGACTCACGTTCCCTTTGACTATGACGCTGCGACAGCAGCTTATAAGGATTGGGAAACTGCTGCTGCTCTGCGCGAAGCTGAGAGAGCAAGTAAGCCTAAGGCTCCCAAGGGTCCTTCTCCCGAAGCTCAGGCACGCCGGGACGAGCTGGATGCCATGATTTCCGGACTTCCTTCTTTCACCGAATACACGGCAACTGATATTCGTGCCGCACTCGCAGACAAGCTGCCCGCAAATGTGCTTGTAATGCAGGTAGGCCAGAGCGCTCGTAGGCTCGTAGAGAAGGGCGTACTTACCGTAACTTCCCGTGAGGGAGACAAGAAGCCTTACTATACTAAGGCGTAATTGGAAGAGAAGGCGAAAGCCTTCTCTTTTTCTTTTATGCGCGCCGGTAAACACTTGACATTTTGGTTAAAATATGTTATAATAAAATGGGATGGTATTTTTTTATTACAACATTTATAAAATAAATAAAGGGGCAAGCTGGAAAGCTTGCCCCTTATATTTTTAAAAAATTCACTATCAATTTTCTACCACCTTTCCATATTGCCAGCGATTTAATTTTAGGTTAGGTGTTGATAAATCAACCATCCAAAAAATATCATCGTGCGACAAGCTGGAAATATACTATGCCAAGTCAAAGTCTTCGCAAGGCGCAAACGGAACACTCTTCATAAGCTGCTCCATTTCTTCCGCGCCAGCGAACATCCATAGCCCCTAAGCCGCATCATAAATGAAGCCAAGAGCTGGAAAATTTTGCTCTATGAATAAATTAAATAGTCTAGTAATATCTTGCTCTGTATTATACAATTTCTAATTGCGCTCTTTACTTACCAACATCTTCTTGTACTTCATTATCCTCTTCCTCCTTTACTCTATACTATACCTAATGCGCCGCTCCATAGCGGCGCTTCTCTACCCTATTAGGATATGCTTCCGCCAGCATAGAAATTGAAGTAATTTTTTTTGGCTTTATGTCGTCTGTATAAATAGGAATTTCCTCTAACATTGCTTTTAATTCTTTAATGCTATGCCATTCATAATATTCAACTGGGAAGCCGTGCTATACAAATTGAACAAGTCCTCGCGCGCTCTCTAATAGGTATTGACGCTCCGGCGAGAACCTCGCGCGCATAAACTAATGTACATCCTCATATTCATCAGAATTACAAATCCAGTCCTAATATGTCTCATCATACATACTAATACCACGTCCTAAGACGCCAGTAGTGATAACGAAATCATATTGTGGCGGCACCATTCCCTTACCTGATATTGACTTAATAGCCTCACGCTTTTCATCCGTATATTTATCCTAATAATTGATATTATTTTCAGACCATAATACAATAGGATGTAAGCCCCACGGGCGCACCGCTACTTCTATCGCAAGCGCGTCAGAAATAAATTTAGTATAGCACCAATATTTGCGTCCATCGGGTTTAAACATACCTTCGCGCGCAGCAGTAATTACACTCTTAATCCATTCAGTATGTTTTGCTACATAATTTGCTTCAATTTCTCCCGAAATTATATAGTTAATATAAGATTGAAAATACAAAGCTGCACATTCGGGCGTTGCTGAAACCGCAATTAACAAAATCTACCCCGGGTCTAGAATTATATTCTTAACCTAATATATGAAATTTACTACGGACTTCGGGTCGCCCTTCCTTAAAGTATCCGCCAGTAGTTCTGGTGAGAAGCTTGGTAAAAGTTTTTTTAACTTTTCAATCGCAGTTTCATAAAATGATTTGACATCATCAAATTCATCCCAGACTATCAGGTCAATATCCTATAACCACTCCGTCCCTTCATTGCGCAGGAGCGCCGCAAAAGTTTGATAACACATTACATGCACATAGTTTTCATCCTCTTCCGAAGTCCACACGCCTTTACGACGGTGTTCAAACCACCCATTGTAATTGTTGTCCGCAAATACTTTTGCCTTATCTGAATGTTGTTCGGCAATCATATTACGCGTAGGCTTATTCTAAATTAAGTAAAGCACATGCTTACGGTCGCGCGCAAATTTTAAAATTCTTTCATCAAACATAAAAGTAGTTTTACCAGAACCAATTGGTGCTTTAATAATATTAAACTATCCTGGTTTTAATTTGGATAAATCATCATCTGTAACTATTTGGGATAAGTAAGTTGTTTTCTCCATTCTATCACCTTCTAATTTTATTATAACACAGATTACAGTGGTAGTCAAATGTTAGTCGCGGGCTAATCCTGCTACTATACCCGTATTATTCTTATAAAATAACTTCTACATTTTCTTTCTTTTTTAAAATTTTATGATATTTAAAAGTGGTATTTATTTACTACCCATATATCTATATAAATAAAAGGGGTCAAAAATACCACCATTTTAAAATATCACTTTTCTTTTTTTATTTTTATTTTTATGATATTGAAAAGTGGTATTTATTTACTACACATTTACCTCTTATAATACTAGGGGTCAAAAATACCACCAAAAAATTTTTTTCAAATATTTGACTTTTTTCAATTTTTATGTTATAATAAAAGAAAAAGAGATTTTATCGGTAAATACTTGACAAAAGCCGAAATTTCGGCACACTCATCTAATATATTCCTCTGTATAAGAAACGCGCCCGACACCCTCCCCTTCCCACCGGACGCTGCTTGGTCTGAAAGACGTCGTATTTCATTTCCTTTCTTCCTTCCTTTTGTCGTTTCACGATGTACTTACTATTTTCCCAAAATTTGGGATATATATTAAGACTATTTATTCGGGGTGATTACTTTGACATTACAAGAAAAGTTAATAGAACTAAATGCCAATGACGGTCCGAATATTCCATAGCGCACGCTAGCAGTCTATTGCGGCGTTAGCTAGGGCGCTATTAACAGGATTATAAAGGGAGAGAAATGTGTGAGTGATGAAAGGGCGCAGGAAGTTGAGAGAGGGCTAAGAGAAATGGCATAGCAAATTTGGCAGATTGCCAACTCTTGACTTTTTTCTAATTTATATTATAATATAAGTATAAGAAAGAAAGGAGATTTGAGTATGGTGAATTATACGAAAAGGGTAGATGGAATTCAGGTGCGCGATTGCGTATGGCTTGGTAGTCCACCACCTAATAAAATCATGTACGATGTGGTGAAGTGGGAGACGCGCCCAACCCCAACTATTGTAAGGAACGCGCGTACCGGACAGCTTGAGTACTCGTTTGAAAGTTGCTACTCCCTAGCACACTTAATTTGGAATCCAAAAGAGGAAGAATTTAAGTTTGAGGGAATAGGGACTAGATGGCTGAAAGAGGCCCCCAGCAAAGAGGTCTGTGATATGCTGCTGGAATTCTGCGCGAATGCCGCTAAGAATTTGAAGGAGAACGAAGTATGATTGCGTTAGATAGGGAGATGCCGCAATCCTGCCTGTTTTGCCCGTGCCTTTATACACTTAATTTAACAGGTGTGGGTTTGAGGTGTTGTAATGCGATGGGAATGAAACAAATTACGGAGCCATTATTTTATAAGAAGGAGAAAACGACACCAGAATGGTGGACGGAGTTCCCGAAGCCAGATTGGTGCCCGTGGGTAGAAGTATGATTGAGGTTAAGTGTCCTAGGTGCGGCGAAAGCTACTACACTGAGAAATATAGTATGAGAACTGCTATGTATTATGCGCCCATTATTAAGAATGGAGTTAATATAAATCCTGATGGGAATATTACAACAACGGTATGCTATTGTTTAAATTGTCATAATGAATTTACCTATCAGACACGATATGGGGAGCTTTGGAATGGTTACGACAATTAAGGAAAGAAATGGGGTGCTGTATTGCGCCAATTGTCGGATGCGTGTTAAAAGTTTACGATTTTGGTATTGTCAATTTTGCGGCTATGAGTTTGCGAATTGGGAACAAATAGCAATTGAGTATGAGAAGGAGCGCGAAAACTATGAAAGTTTATGTGGTGACGACAGGTGAGTATTCGGACTATACGATTAGAGGAATTTTTAGCACGAGAGAGGGCGCGGAGAAAGCTATTGCCGCAATGGAAGTATATCCATCCGCATCCTGTTGCGAAGTTAATCCCATTGAAGAGTATGAGTTGGATGAGTATAAGCCATTTGAAAAGTATTTGACATTACATTACGCGCCTAAGAGTGGCAAAGTTAGTGGAGTACATTATGAGGACTGGGCGCGCCCAGAGCGCATTACGCCGACAAGCGACCCAAATGATGTTTATATGGTATTGAGGTATAGTGAGCGCTTCACCAATAAGGATGTATTGGAGAAAGCGGTACAAGACAAATATATGGAATGGAAGGCGGAACAGGAACTATGATTTTGAATGAACTGTATTGGGGACTTTGGGTAAAGGCAGAAGATAAGCAGCGCGAGGACCTTAAGGAACAGATTGATATGGCGAAAAAGAAGGGCGAATTGGAGTTGTATATTACTGAGGCTTTGCTGCCTAAGAATATTCGTATCTTGCGCGCGGACGGCTATACAGTGGAGAAGACTACCTATTGCGGCGATACCTACTATTGGATTGGTTGGGAGGCATAAGGATGACGATTGAGGGTTGGTTTATTTGTTTTGTGCTCGCGGTAGTTGCCATTAGCGGCGGCATTGCCTTGTATACGTTCTGCTTTGAAAGTTGGCGCGGTATATGGCTTGCGGCGGGCATTGTAGTAGCGATACTAATATTTGTATTTGGGTTCTGGTACTATAACAATACGGCGAGTGGTATTCGCGCGCGAACAGATGAACGAGCGGAATTACAGAATGGTTTGGACCGTATCGTTACCATCTATACGGCAGATGGTAATATCCTAAAACAATATGAAGGCAAGATTGATATAGAGCAGGACCAGGGCTATGTGAAGTTTGACTGGAATGGCAAACGCTATATTTATTATAATTGCTATGTGGAAACTATTGCGGACATACCATAAGGAGTAAGTATGGTAGAAGTATTAAAGAAAATTGCGTTGTATTTAAAACTTATTAGCGGCAGCCTAACATCCATTGCTGTTTGTATGTGGCTAATACTATTATGTAAAGATATGGGGCACGGCGTGGCCGACCAGATACGAAAGATGAGGTTCTAGAAATGAAGAAACGAACTAATTGCCCTAATTGCGGCGGCCCCTTACCTGTCAGCGGCTTAAAATGTGAATTTTGCGGCACACGCATTATTGACCTTACAATGATTGATTTTGATAGTAAGGAACCAACTATGTTTGTCCTAAAGGCGCCAAAGTATCTGGTGCAGGATAAGAATGTGTATATTAGTATGTGGGCGCGGCCAGAACTTGAAAGTATTAGTATGGAAAGCGATGAAGCATATGTTGTTGATGCGCGAGGAGAAAGATTATGCTCTTTTGATGTCTCTCGCAGCGTAGCCTTTGAGATGTCATTACATCCGTGCGCGGGTCCGAGGAATGATACACTTTATACTTTGACAATTGAATAAATTTGATGTATAATAAGACTAGATAAAAGATATCTAGTCTTTTCTTTTGATTATTTTTCAAAAAAATTTTTTATAAGGAAAAGAGTAAATGTAATAGTTTAGAGCTAATCGTATCACAATTATATTGGAGGTGAGAAGCGTGGATGAGGTTATGAAATTGAAGAAAATCGCAGACTTTGGTATTCCGATTAATGTTCTTGCGCGCGAATGCCATTGTTCTTCAACCAGTATTAGAAATTATCTTACTGGCGCATCACTACCAAATGGTAGCAAAGTGATGGCAATTAAAGACGGATTAAATCATTTACTTAACACTATTGAAGCAATTGTAAGGGAGTGAATTAACATGAAATTATACCCAGTTTTTACGCGAAGATTAGTTATTGCGCTTGAACGCCAAGGCTTTAAAGTCGTACATATAGAGCCTAATCGCAATAAGCCTACGCTAATGGTGTATTATTTTGAAGAAACTCCTGCTTTACGCGAAGCAGTCCAAGAACTCAAAAACACCTAAACTGAAATATTCAAATACTCCAATGGAAGTGAATAATTATGGCAAGTAATGCTAACCAAAAAACTATCTACATAGACAATGTAGAACGAGCAAAGCATATAAAGGATAGTGGTAATTCTTTTGTATGGACGATAGATTTTAAATATGAAGCCGCCGCGATGTTAAGATTAAACGGCAATGCTTTTAAATTATGGCGTTATTTATTAAAATGGTATGGAGAAGGAAAAGTAGATTTCTCTCCTGCCGCATTAAAGAAAGAAATTGGACTAGGAAAGAATGCGCCCGCGGACTCATTAAATGAGTTGATACGGGTTGGATATATTACTACCAATGAAAAAGGCCAGTTGCGCTTTAACCCTATACTTGATGCCGACTATCAATTATTAAGTAAAGAAGTAAAATAATTTTTTCCCGAAAAATGGGTTAATTTTTCCACACAAAAATCGGGAATACTTTTCCCAAAAAATGGGATAGCGCATTCCCGAAAATTGGGATATGGCTCCCGAAAATTGGGACACCTTTCCCGAAAAATGGTAAAGTAAATAAGAAAGAAGAATAAAAGAATATTTTAAATAAGAATAAAAATAAGAAGGCGGCGATGCCCCTCTGGCGAGGGGCCGCCGCGGGAGGATTTTGAAAATGAAAAATAGTGTATGGACTTTCCCTTACTCAAAGCGCTACTACCTAACCCACCCTTGGAAATGGTTTAAAGAACTATGGCGAAATTGCCGCGATGCCTATCGGCGCGCCCGCTACGGCTACACTTATGTAGATGTCTGGAATTGGTACAGTTGGTTCCTCAAAACTACAATCCCAATGTTCCGTTATCTCGCAGATAAAGGTTGCGCCTACCCCTGCGACGATGATTTTGATACTCCCGAAAAATGGGAAGAATGGCTTCGTCATATGGCTGACCTACTAGAAAGCGGCAGCGAAGAATGGCAAGAGGCCCACAATGAATACCACGACGAATATATGAGCCACATAATGGATGATTGGAAGCCGCCCATTAAGGATGAGAATGGCAACCTAGTATATACTACCCAGGAACCATCCGACCTTGATAAAAAGTATTGGGCGCGCGCAAAAGAACTTCACACGCAGGGGCACGAGAATGTCAAAGAGGCTTTCGCGCAGATAGCCAAAAACTTCTATGCCCTTTGGGATTAATGTTTGACTTTTTTCAAATTTAATGTATAATATATGTGTAAGAAAAAGAAAGGAATTGATACGATGCCAACCAATTTTGATGAACTTGCTGCTATGATTGCGCGCCGCGACGGAATCTCCATTAACGAAGCCTATGAGGCGATTGAAGAAACCGAAGATATGCTTCAGGAAGCCTTTGCGGCCGGAAGCATTACAATGGCAGAGGATATTCTGGCTGACCAATTACAAATTGAACCCGATTTCCTTGACCTATTTCTGTAAAAAAGGAGAAATTAGTAATGGATAAAACCAGTCTTGGCGACCGCATGAAAGAATACGAAAATGTGGAGCGCCGATACCTTACGCGGCGGCAGCCCTTGATTATTCGCGCGGATGGAAGAGCATTCCACCGCTTCACCAAGGACTTCAAGCGCCCGTTTGATGAAAGCTTTCTCGCCTGTATGCGCGCAACCGCAAAAGACCTTTGCGAAAATATTATGGGCGCAAAGTTCGCCTATACCCAGTCTGACGAAATTAGTCTTCTCCTAACGGATGATGACAGCATTGAAACGCAGGCATGGTTCGGCAAGAACCTTCAGAAAATCGTAAGCGTTTCCGCCGCAATGGCTACCTTCTTCTTCAACCGCAACCTTGCTTGTCTCTACTATCACGGCCTGCCCGGAGAGGACCCCGGTGGCTTTTACTTTGCTTCTATGGGAATGAATAGGGCATATGCCGACAAGCGCATTGCGGCCTTTGATGCGCGCGCCTTTGTGCTTCCGCGCGAGGAAGTCAATAACTATTTCCTTTGGCGCCAGCGCGACTGCGAATGCAACTCTATTCAGTCAGTGGCGCACGCTAACTACCCACAGAAGGAACTAATTGGTCTTTCCTGTAATGACCTTCAAAATAAACTCTTTACGGAGCGCGGCATCAACTGGAACGACTATCCAATCGCCTTTCGCCGCGGAGCCGCCATTGAAAAGGACTCTGACAACAAATGGTTTATTAATATGGAAATTCCCCGCTTCAATGAGGACCGCGCGCATATTGAAAATCTTGTATATCATAGGAGTGAAGAAGAATGATACTACCCGTTACAATTAAAACTTGGTATGAAGATGTAGACTCGCCAGTTTCTCAGCTTCTCACAAGTCCTACGGACCCGCGCCTTAGATACCGTGTCTCAAATCTATGGGAATGCCCCGAAGATGCCTGTATTGGGCGTGACCTCGTTAGCGCATATGAGTGGCTTGATGCTGTACGTCTTGGTATGCAGCTTGCGCGCGAAGGAGTCACCGGACTTGACGTGACAGATGAAATAGCGAGGGACGAAGACGATGACTAAAGCCGAAATAATTAAAGAGCTTAAAGAACTTATAGATAAACTTTCTTATGAAAGCACTTTACTGCCTAAAAAAGTATTCCTCACTTACCTTGCTGATGAAAGCACAAACCCAGATGAACGTTTGTATATTGAAGTAAATGGCGTTAGCGGTGTTGCAGAATATAGCGTTAGATGGCTTCGCGAGCATCTTACCTTTAATCCAAAGCATCCAAGCGACTGGGTAAAAATCCAAACTTATAATAAGGAATGGCGCGCCTGGACTGGTGCTTCTATCGGAGATGCCCCGTGGGACGATGACTAAATTTATTATAGATGCATATAATAAATACGATTCTTTTGACCGAGCCTCCGCGCGCCATATATTTAGATTTCGTTAGCAAGATTGGGCTATAAAGGAATATCCGTATGAGAACGGGAAACTTATGCGGCCGCTTCGCATTGATGAAGATGAGGACGCGAACGAATGTTTTCAATTATTAGATACACTAGATGACGCAAGAGCATATTTGTATGCCTAGCGCCAAAGAAATATGGGGTTGTTTTAGTAATGGATGAGAATTTATATGAAATTTGGGACGAGCATCAATGTATCGCTTCCCACATGAATATTGAAAATGCCTGTATCTTTATACACGGCTTTATGGATGAATTTTTTGCTGAGCCTAATATTAAATTAGAAATCAGACGGATGAGTGATAATGGGACTGTTTAAGAAAAAGAAAGCGCCCGTGCCGGAGCCTATTAAAATTAAAACTCCGTGCGAAATGTTCGGGCACTTGTGGCAAGACTTCCCGTGGGTTATTGAAGATAGATACGACCGTTATGATGGGTCTTATAATTCTCGCATTGAGATTATAGAATATTATGTTTGCCGTATCTGTCATGAAATTAAAAAGGTAAAAATTGGTACCTATTATGACAATTGTAAGCGTTCTGAACACGACGAAAAAGTTGAGCGACTTAAAAAAGAATATGCCGAGCAAATTAAGTCCGCGCCAGTAGTACAAGATATGATACAAGACATGATACATGTTGATGAAGAACGACTTAAAATATGGGAAAATATACATAAAGGAGAATAATTATGAAAGTTGAAGTAAGTAAGAAAAATTGTAAGTTTTATGTTGATAAGGACGCGCGCATTGTAGTATGCGTAATTCCAGATACTCGCTTTACCTTTGTGCGTTTTATAGAAAAGAATACGGCTGCCTATCAAATTGCTCTTCCCTTCCCGTATCCCTATGATGAATACTACTTTCCATCTTCCATTAGCGCGAAAGCTAAATGCGCGCCAGAGGATGAATGGAATGAGGAATATGGGCGCGAGCTTGCCTATCAGCGCGCGAAGGAGAAATACTATCGCTATTTCTTCAACCTTACCGATAAATACTTTGCTTACATTGAAAAGCAGGTTAGCCGCTGCGCCGAACTATTTGATGGCGTTCAGGCGCGGCTAAATAAAAAGGCGGATACGCAGCATGAAAGTGAAGATAACAACCAGTGAGAATATGAAATACTTTTCTTGCGAGAAAGACACCGTAGTAGATGTTGATATAGAAGATTACGTGGCTTGCGTGGTTGCCTCGGAGATAGGCAATGCGCCATTAGAGGCGTGTAAAGCATAGGCTATTGCCGCGCGTACCTTTGCGGTTGCCCGCGGAGTATTAAAGGGGAAGGTAATTTCCGATAGCGCGAGCACCGCATAGGCTTATCGCGCCAACCGCATCTCCTACTCTATTTGCGCCCAAGCCGCTAAAGATACAATGGGACTAATATTAACATACGACGGCAAGCCTATTAGTGCGGTCTATTGCGACGCAAATGGCGGGCGCACCTACTCCAGTAAAGAAGTATGGGGCGGCGACAAACCATATCTAGTTGCGTGCGAAGATAAGTGGAATGGAAGTCAGAAAAAGAACGGGCATGGCGTGGGAATGAGTCAGAAAGGCGCAATTTCAGCCGCTAAGCAGGGTATTTCATATAAAGAAATACTCTCTTTCTACTATCCCAATACAACCATAGTGCGCGATAAGTACGCCATCTTCTCTCACATAAGGTCCATAGTAGATGAAATTTTAGCCGAACTTAATGCTTGACTTTTGTGGCAATTTCCAGTATAATATTATAGAAAGGATGAGAGAATGAACTATAAGCATTATTTGGAAATTGCTAGTGAGTGCGCGAAAAATGCTTCGTATAGCGGCGCAAGTAGGGTTAAGTTGGGATGTGTTGCTGTCTATCATGGTTCTGTTCTGGCAAAAGGTTGTAATATGGATAAGACGCATACTCAGCAGGAAAAGTATAGGCATTTGCGCTATGACCCAAAGAAGTTGAAAACATACTGCCCTTCCAAATGTCACGCAGAGACGAGTGTGCTTACTAAAATTAAGTATTTAGATATAGACTTTTCAAAGGTAGTATTGGTAATTGCGCGCGAACACCGCAATGGAGACAGCGCAATTGCTAGACCTTGTGCGGCCTGTATGGCGGCAATTAAAGAGCTTGGAATACGCACCATTGTCTATTCCACCGAAGAAGGCTATGCGGTTGAGTATTTAAATAATTTTTAATTGATGAAAATAAAAAGTTAAACAGCAGTGTAGCGCTTTCTTCTTTTATTTGAGGAAAAATGTCCGACGCCTTTAAAAGGCGTCATTTTTTATTTTGAGAAAAAGGAGGTAAATAAGATGGCTTTAGACTTAAAAGACTACAATAAAACATTGTGGGCACCAACAATGCCGATTACTGAAGACCGTATGAATAAGTTGGAAGAAGGCGTATATGTAAATAGGGAAGCGCTTCAAAGTCTAGATAATACCGTTACTACGCAGGGTAATGCTATAACTACATTAAATACTAATGTTGACACAAAGCTAAATTAGGAATAGGTAGATAATAGAATTATTCTTCAACTGAGCGGTATTAGTTAGGATAGTGAAATGGGTAGAAATGCATGGACAGCAATCGCTAATGCTACTACAAGTGCAAATCCTACTCCTTATGGCAGTTTGACAGAACGTTTTACCGCTAATGAAACGTTAATTGCAAACTTACGTGCGGCTTTAGGACAAATTAAAAACACTGATACTAATAAAATAGAGGATATTTATACTAGTAATAATACAGTAGCAAATGCTCTTATTAATTTAAATTCAACCGTTGGCGCAATTAATGAAGAAATTGGTGCTTCATTAGGTAGGCATCCAGATACGGGTGTTCCAAATACGCAATTCCGGCAGCATATGAACCAAATTGATGAGGCTATTAACACGTTAAAAAATAGTATGAATACTATCTTTGATTCAACTGGCGTTGATGACAATAATTAGAGAATAGCATTATCAGTACGTATGGCTTAGCTAATTGCCTTAGATGCAGAAGTTTAGGCAGCACATCGTGAGATAGCAGAAAATGCAGAACCAGATACCCTAGCTAAACGTTTTCACGACATTGAAGTTGATATTGGCCGCTTACAGGATAGTAAAGTTAATATTGGTGATATTGTAGATGAATTAAATCGCACAGATACCAAGAGACCTTTAAGTGCCAATATGGGTAAAATGCTAAAGGATACAATTGGTGGTACGTATAGTCCTACAAATACAGTTGCTTCTGCAATTGCCAAGGCACAATCTACTGCTGAAGAGTATGCCGATAATAATAAAATAGATAAGACAAAAATTTATAATGGCTTAGACTATGAAACAACAGAGCAGAATGTAACAAAACATAGTGTATTGGATGCAGCGCAAGGTAAGGCATTAAAAGATTTACTTGATAATATAGATTCTGCTTATAAGGTAGCGGATACTGCGCTAGATGAACGCTTAACCGCAGCAGAAGGCGCATTAGATACTTTAAATAGCGGCGCAGAAACAGAAGGCTCTGTATTAAATACAGTAAATACTCGGATTGCTGATGTAGTGGCTGAGGCACCTGAAGCATTTGATACTTTAAAGGAAATTGCGGATTGGATTGGTACCCATAATACTAGTGCATTAGAAATGCAACAGGATATTGCTGATAATGCAACTGCTATTGCAGCCTTAGAGGATACAATTACAGATGAGAATACTGGTCTTGCCGCAACAAAGGCAATCGCAGATGCGGCTGCAGTTAAGACAGAAGTAGATAGTACATTAAATGGGCTAAATACTCGGTTAAATGCTATTGATGGTGGCGAGGCTTTAACTAGTGCGAAGACCTTAGCAACTCGTGTTAGTGAAGCAGAAAGTGCAATCGACACATTACAAAATGAGCCAAAATCCGCGACTGAAGTTATTAGTGTAGAAGACTTTGAGGCTTTAACCGCGAATGAGGCTAATAGCCATAAGGATTATTTAGTTGGACCCGATGAAAATAACCTTTATAAATATTATCATATTATTGAAACTTCTGATAATGTTTATGAAAAGGTATTGATTAGTGGCGGCACGACTGGAGGTACTTCTTCAGCTCAATTTGCGGCTACAACAGAAGAAATAACAAATCCCAATATAAATACTGATTATTATGTTGGTAATAATACTGACGGATATTTACATTATCGTTATATTGAGCAAGATAATATATTAAAGCGAGTATTAATTGGTAATAATAATTATTATCAAATTGATAGCCATGAAGAACAAGACAGTAATGGTGAAACTAGTACATATTTAGATTTATATAAGTTTGACTCTGCGAGAACTCAAGCTAGTATAACTGATGCAGATAATGTAAATATTATAGGAACAGTTAAACTACCAAAAGGCGGTTCAGCTTCATCCGCAGAACGAATTTATGTAAAAATTCCTGCTGGGCAAAGTTAGTATATTTCATATAAAGATTTAGAAAACGATGGACTTAGTTTAGGATTTAGTTATACTTGTTATAGTTTAATTGGTGGAGACTATGAATATACAGATGCCGTATATGAATTTGCTTTGGAAGATGGTAGAATTATTAAGACTTCTAATGGAGTAATTCCAGCACTTTCTCGTGAGGCTTATAACAATAATACGATTAATATTTCATTTAATAAAACAGATAATTTAGCACAATACTGTAAGAAAAATTAGGGAACAAAATTTATTTTAACATTATCAGTTCCTGGTAGTAAAGATATTATTCCACGCTCATTAACTGTTACAATAACTGCTTTGGAATTAACATTAAGCAGTAATTTTTCTGATCAGCAAACTTATTATAATACTGATAATTTAATTATTCCATATCAATTTACTGGAATTACGGGTGAAGATATTTCTTTTGAAGTGCTATTTGGTAATAATGAGTCAGAAGAAAATATTACAGATTCATGCGCAATTAATTTAATATCATCTCGCATTACTATTCCTAAAACTATTCTTGCAAATAAAACAGGAGTATATAATTTACGCATTCGCGCGGGATAGCTCGTTAGCGGATCTATGTTATACAGTAATGCATTAACTTATTAGTTAGGTTTAATAGATAATAATTCATCTGAAGTATTATTATTTAGCGGAGAGAGTTTAGAAGAATAGAATATTAATTAGTATGAAACCATCAGGCTACCTTATTATTTATATTTACCATCAAATATAACTAACGCGACTGTTAATTATGATGTTAAACAAGTTATTTATAATAATTAGCAAGAAGTAGTCCGTGAAGATAGTATTTCTTCATTAGTTCGTCCCGCTGATACTCTTTCTACTGGTTCTCATACTTATTTATTACGTATTTCAACTATGCTTGCGGAAGTTGAATATTATAAAGTAATAATTACTTGTATGAATAAGTCATTAACTTTTAATATCAAAGCTAATATAGCAAAAGAACAAATTAATATTGAAACATCAGGATTGGTATTTAATTTTAATCCAGAATTATTTTCTAATAATGCTCCAACATTAGAAGAAAAATTATGGCATTATGAAAATAATGGTATTAAATACGCGATGCGTATTCCTGAAGGTGCTCACTTTGACTGGCGCACTGGCGGCTGGATTGAAGATGAAAATCATATTCCTTGTTTTTGTGTTAAGGCGGGTAGCAAAGTTGAATTTACTCAACAGACTATAGGGCAAGAAGATATTACTCCTCTAACGTTATTCTGGAATAATATGGAAACCAATGGTTCTAATTTTAAATGCGTATTTAAGATTGATAATGTCAAAACACCAGATGCTCCATTCTTAACTAGTTTAGACACTGTTAATAATACAGTTATTAATTATGGTAAATTAATCCTAAGTGAGAAGCAGGATATAGAAGATGAAGATACACTTTTACATTCTTATTTAAATACTAAATATTTATATACTAAAACACTTAATAGTAGTAATAAAGTTGTAAAAGAATCAGTTGGAACTACTGTATTAAATGACGGTAATAATGGCCGTTTTAGTTCTTAGCTTACAGAAGCAAAGCGTTCTGCGGCGGAAACAAAAGCGGCGAAAAAGAATACAGATAAAATAAAAGGCTATATTAATAATATTTATACTATAGCAAATTATGCTCGCACTTTAGAACACAAAGAAGCATTACTTAATATTTTATCTGGAAATCCAATTGGTACTGTAATAGATTATACTACAATAAAAGATACAATTTTAGAATATTTACAGAATGTAGAAAATGCTACTAATGTATATAATACTCTCATTTCTCTAGAAAATGATACGTCATCTATCATTTTTGCTTATAGACAAGAAGAAGCAGAAAATCTAGATGCTATTTTAAATGGCTTTGTTGTTGAAGGAAAAGAAGGAAAAGACGGCATAATTGCTATGCTAGAATTTACATTCGCAACTACCATTGAAAATGGTGGTACTTTTACTTCACAAGTCATTTCTGATGACCCGATTAGTACGAATAGTTTTACTAGTACCGCAACATTTTTAGTAACGGTTGAAGATAAAAAATATGAAGTAACTTTAAAGAACGATAATGGTACATATACAGAAATTGTTAGTATTCAAGATGCTTCTAGTGAAACATAGACGGCATATGGCTTAGAATTAAATGCCTTAGGTTCTAATATATATTTACCAAGTGGAAGAGTGAATTATGCTCATAGCGAAGGCGATACTATTGAATTTGAATATAATATTAATGCTCCTTTAGAAAGAAAAATAAATTCTAGTATTATTATTTATGAAGATGGTGTTCCTTCTGCGGCAAAGCTTTATACTACTGGTAATAGTATCTTAGAACAAACAGCTCCAGGTAGTTTAACTATTGGTTCTGATGATTGCGATGTATACATTTATAAAATGCGTTTATATAATCGCGCGTTAACAGATAAACAAATTTTAAGCAATTTTTATGCCGATGGTTTAACTGTTGATGACATGATGGCACGTTATAATCGTAATAAGAATCTCATTACTAATAATATTGATGAATTAACACCGTAGCTAGTAGCTTAGGAATGCCCAGATTTGCGCGTTATTATGATAGAAGCACCAAATCTCACTGGCGGAAAAACTTCTTTTATTAAAAATACTAAAATAAGATGTATTTATAAGAATGGTCGGCCGGAAGATAACTGGGTTGCCTTAAATGCATATCATGCTGGTTAGGGCACTTCATCTGATAATTATGGCGCATCAGCTCGTAACTTAGATATTATTTTTGGCTTTGATGGAAAAGATACAGTTATTGTTCCTAAGCCATAGAAAAATAATTATCAATTTGATCCTAATTATAAATCTATTTTAATTAAAGGATTAGATAATGATACATCAAACGATATTAAAACCGCAGAAGAATATGAAAATGCTGGATACAATGTATATTACAATGATACTGATAAAGAGCCTGGCACGGTTAGTTTAACTGAAAAATCAGTACCTAATAACTGGTTTAATATAAAAGTAAATGTTGCTTCTTCAGAAAATACTAATAATGCATTCTTACAAAAACGCTTTGATAGATATTTACAGTAGCATGTTTATAAGACACCTGCGCAAAAGCGTGATTCTAAAATTAAGAATGACATGGAATTTTTTAATTGTGTTATTTTTATTAAAGAAACAGATACTCCAAAAGAATTTGTGAATGATAATGGCGCAGAACGTCATTGGCATTTCTATGGTATTGGAAATATCGGCGATTCTAAAAAAACAGATAAAACGCGTGTAAATGTTCCTAATGATCCATATGAATTTGCGGTAGAAATCACTGATAATGGATTACTACTATCTGGTTTTTCTTCAGGAGTATTTTATATTTCAGAAGCAAGTAAAATAAGAAGTTAGACGGATAGAAGTCAAATAAATGGTAATGCAGATATCCCAGAAGCATTAACTATGACTTAGAGTCATGTTTGTACTTCATCTGAATATACTTTTAGTAATGGCAATTATAGTTTTTCTATTAGCTCTCCCGATAATAAAACAATGTATTTCGTACCTGAAAACAGCGCAGAATATTATCGTAGATTTATATATCTAAATAATAATTGGACAGAAGTTGGTGAACCTATTTCATTTAAGCGTACTAGTTATGGCATTAAATATCCTATATCTAAGGCAGAATGGGAATGCTCCTTAAATGAATATCACAAAAAATTATACGACTTTGGTGGAAAAGGATGGGATAAATCATTTGAATTCCGCTATGATATTACTACAAAAGATGGTGAAACTGTTGCACGTAACGATTTAGAGGAAGCTTTAAATAAACTACATTAGTCAACTAATAAGAAAGCCTTCGCTGATATGTATAGCTATATTGTAACAGTGCCAAATGCTAATTTTGTAAGTCAATTAAATAATTGGTTTATTGAAAATTCACTTCCTTATTGGTATTTATTTACTGAACGTTATACAATGATTGATAGCCGCGCAAAAAATACATTCTATCATTACGGTAAGGTTTATATTAGTGATGATGAATATAATGGTGTCATCAAGGATCAACTAAATGCGATGACGTCGAGTTAGTTCTTGAGTGCTTACAACCAAGAGCATCCAGACAAACCAATTGTTAAAATAGACGATAATGTTACTGCAGATAAGATTGCAGAGGCGGAGCTTGCATTTAGACAGGCAATAGCTAATTTCATATTTAAAAATAGGGATACCTTTACACTTGATAATACATAGGCGGCAATTAATAATGGATATCGTTTTGAACTGTGGGGCTATGATATGGATACTGCTTTAGGTATCAATAATAATGGTCAAATGGTATTTAATGCTGGCATTGAAGATATTGATAAAGATGCTTCTGGTTGGATCTATAATGAAGCAGAAAGTGTAATTTGGCGGCGCGTTCGTGAAAATATGTATAACTAGCTTGCTGCTTTATATGTAAATCTTAAAGGTGACTGCTTTAATGCTGAAAATTTAATTCAAGAATTTGATAGATTATAGGCATAGTTTCCAGAAGAGCTTTGGCGCGCGGATTTTGAGCGTAAATATTATCGTCCGTTTAGAGATTTAAATGAAACCACTTATTTAAATGACATGGCGAATGGTCGTAAAAAATACTAGCGTCGTTAGTTTGAGCGTAATATGGCTATTTATATTAATTCTAAATATCAGCGTAATGGTTCTTATATTGAAAATGATTTAATTAGTTTTAGACCTCAATTTACTTGGACCGAAGGCAGAGATACAAAAATTACTATCAAGCCCTATTCTACAATGTATATTAATTTTGCTTTAGGTAATTATGATAATACTGATGATACTACACTTTCTAATACGCAATCAATTTTTAAACGAGTTGAACGTGGAGATGAATTTGTTATCAATACAGCTGATTATATACATGATTATAATAATATTCAATGTATTCTTTATAATGCCTCTCGTATTATGTACCTTGATGGATTGGGAAATTTTGAATGTAAACAATTTATTCTTGGTGCCGCATCTAAATTGAGCGTACTAAAATTAGGCAGTTCTACTTATGTTAACCATAGTATGACAGACATTACTAATTTAGGATTAAGTACTGGCTTACCATTACTTGAAGAATTAGATTTATCAAACATCGAATTTGGTACTAACACTAATGGAACTTGGACAAGTAACCCTCCTCAAACTTTTGCCCTAGAAAATTTCCCGCTTCTTAAAAAATTAAATGCTACTGGAAGCAATATTCGGAGTTTCACCTTTAAAGACGGTGGTATGCTTGAACATATCGTTTTCCCAAGTATTTTAACTAAAATTGAATTTAAAAATTTATATAACCTAATTGATACATATGATGATAATAATGAATTAATTCCAGCGGTTGAACTTACTGGAACAGCTAACTTAATAAGTTATAATAGTACATAGAGCTATTCTAATTCTTGGCAAATTGTCTAGAATATGATTGATAATAATAAAAATAGAATTACCGAATTAAAATTAGATGATATTAATTGGACAATAAACAATATGTCAGAACTAGAGCCATTAGTTGAGTTACAAGAAAGACTTGGGAATAATATGTATTTAAAAGGAATAATACATGTTACTGGTAAATGGTCTAAAATTGAACGCGATAAATATTTAGCCATCTGGTCAGTTATTTTTGATACGTCTGCTGGCACGGAAGAATACAAATATGAAGTTGTATATATGGATAGCTCTCATATTGAAAATGGAGCATTAGTTGCTCCAAAGAAAATTAGCTCTATGATAGTCAGTAGTGCTGATGATACTGTTATTCCTGATATTTATTATGGAAAAGAATTGCCAACACGCTTACCAACAAAAGAAAAACAATATTCATTTGGTAGAAGTTCGACCAGTGGTTACATTAAATATTCTGGATGGTCAACTACTGATAAGGGAGCCACTCCATTAAGTGATGCTGGATATAATATTAATAATGAATATACTGTTGGCCGTGCTATTATCAATAAAGATGGAAAAATTATTCTATATACTTGGTATAAAGAAGAAGATCATCAATATTAGATAGAATGGTATTTAAAGCGGGCAAAAACCTCAAGTGAAACGGAAGAATTGGTATATACGCAATATGTAAACAATGCTTCTGATACAGGCTATGGTGGAGGTTACACTTTAAATGCGCCGACGGTATAGTATTTACATGGTCAAGGCTATTAGACTAGTATGGTTAACTGGGAAGACGATGATAATGTTTCATATGCCATATTTAAAGGTTGGGAAAAATTGCCAGCAAATATTAATCCGACAACTGCTGATGAAATTAATACCAGCGTATATAAAATTTATGGACAATGGGATGAAGCAGATAATGTCCCAGTATCTGAAATTTTTAGTGATATTAACAATACAAACACATTAAATACTGTTTAGCTTTTAATTTTAGCAAATATGACTCCAGATAGATTAAGTCATTTTGGCTTAAGCGGTAAAGATTTATTTAAGTATAGAAAATATAAATACTCTGCCGGATACAAAGGAATTCTAGAAGGTACAAAATTATTATCTACGCCAGCAGTCTTTAGTGGCGATACCAATTAGCCAATAAGTAATTTATTGAGTAATGAAATTATGCCTTTTGCAAATAATAATGGTTTTACGTTAGTATTAGATTATTAGTTTGCTGAAGAAACTAGAAGTCTTTCTAAAAATTCTATTTTAGCTGCTTGTTATGCAAAAGTATCTGGTACTGGCACTTCTGGATATTCTTATACTGGTTTTTCTTTATGTCATAGATATGAAACAAATGATATTGTAATTAAATATGGTAATATTAATAATTTTACAGATACAAATTTATATAAGATAATTGGAAATACTTCTGATCGCAATATAATCGTCATTAGACATCCAAAAGATTCTACTGAGCTTATAATTTATTCTGCTAAAACAAATTCAGGTACTACCTTAGACACTACTGTTTATGTAGATACTATCGACTTTTCTACATTTGTTGCAAATAGTGATGCAAAATTATGTATTGGTGCCTTAAGAAATGATGTTAATTGGGTAGGTACTAGTAATACTAATTCTTTATATACTGCTGAACGTAACAGCGTTACTTATGGCTAGGGAATAATTAACGAAGCAATATATTGGGACACAGATTTAGGCAACGGAGAATGCGCATAGCTTGCAATGTGGCCGCACGAAGATGTAACAATGATAGTAGCTGATGTAAATACCGAACATAAGTCAAATAACTTGCCTGTAATTTATTTAACAGCCTTAACTTCTTCAGCGCACGGATACTTTATGCCTACACAATATGGTTCTATTGGTACAACTGGAAATATAGGAGATTCATTAGTACGTAGCTGGGAAGATATGGGAGGAGGAACAACATTAAGGGATATATGCGATAAAAAGATGTTTAATGGATTGCCGATAGAATTACAATCTATTTTATATCCAACTTCTCTTGGGTACTGCGCGTATACTAGTACAATCGCACGAGATTCTGTTACACTTGATAAGATTGCAGTAACTGGATTAGAATAGCGTATTTCATATAATAATTATGTATATTTAAGTTCCGTAAGTAGTTATGCTACAAGCATATCAGAATTTAATAACACTAATTACAATTATGAATCCAAATATGAAAATACTGGCGTTAATGATGATAAGATCACGTCTAATATTACACCATATACATGGATGGGCGATAGCGAATGCTTACAGGTATATAATAATTTCAATCCCAACAGTACCACTGAAACAACTTGGACATTGGCAGATGATAATTATGATTATTATAATTTACGTTTTGATTATCCAATCAATTGGTCTACTTCTACACCATTGCGCATATATGAAATTTCTTTCTAGACTTTAACAGAACGTCCATATTATAATATAATTCCCAATATTAAAACTGGCGATATAATTGTTAATACAGAGGACAAAATAGCATATATGTATGTAGATAATAATACAATTACTAACTATGGATTAAAAACAGAATATGCTTCATCTACAAGTAATAGATATTATACCGATTATGGTGGATGGATAAAGAGCAGACCATATGCTACTCGTTCTGCATATCGCTCTGGAAATACTGGAACTAGTAATAAAGATAGTATTGTCTATATTAATGCAGTAGGGAAGCCTATCGGTTTAACTACTGGTCAACAAGTGCCAGGAAATGGCGTTGGATTTAGTCACAGCTTTGCAATTTAATACAATGGGGGAGAAATGAAGTAATTCATTTCTCCCTAATTTGGAGGTTATTATGAAATACTATAAACTAATATAGAATAATGAAATAATTGGAATTGCTACTTCCAACGATTTTATGGAATATTTATAGCACTGTGACTGTTATTCACGCGCAGATGAAAATAGCGGTGAATATGTAAGTTGCAATGGTAAATTTTATAGAGATGACTGGATGTAGCCTGCATAGCATTTATCCAGATATGAAAATGCAACCATTATTTCTATTTCATAGGCAGAATATGAAATTTTTCGCGCGGCTATAATATCTAATCAAACTATTCCTACTACAATAGATGATGATGAACCTGAAACTATTGAACCACCAGAAAATATTGATCCGGTGGTAGTTAGTTCACTTGAATACATTAGAGATTCCAAAATCTCCGAAATGTCTCTCCAATGCCGCAAAACCATTGAAGCCGGCGTTGATGTTGAACTTCGTATGGAAACCAAGCACTTCTCAATGGATACACAAGACCAACTTAACCTAATGAGCTTAGGGGTAATGGCGCAAACGCAAGAACTCATTCCCTACCATGCGGACGGCGAAACCTGTATATTCTATACTGCAGATGAAATTAATCAAATAGTTGCCGCCGCAACAGCTCATAAAGTTTATCACACTACCTACTACAACGCCTTAAAAAACTACATCAACTCCTTATCAACCATTGAAGAAATTGCCGCAATAACCTATGGTACCCCAATTCCAGATGAATATCAATCTGAAGTTTTGAAGGTGATTACGCAATGAAACTGAAAATTTTATTAAAAGATTTAATCTTATTTGTAATTTTTGGCGCGATATATTTTTTTCTTGAATGTTTATGGAAAGGACAAATTACCCATTGGACTATGTTCTTATTAGGTGGGATTGTAGGATTTTTAATTGGAGATATTAATGAAAAAATTCATTGGAACATGCCATTTTTACAGCAATGTACCATTGGTATGGGTGTTGCCGTATTCAGTGAAGCGGTTGCCGGCATTATTTTGAATATTATTCTAAAACTAAATGTCTGGCACTATCAGCGCATGGCATTTTTCTGGAACCAATGTAGCCTACCATTCTGCGTAATCTGGCTTTTCCTATCAGCAGCTTGTATTGTATTAGACGATTTCCTCAGATGGAAGATGTTTGGAGAAGAGAAACCCCATTATAGATGGAAGTGATTTAAGTGGCGGGAAAAGTAGCGGCAGCGGCCTTATAGTACAGCAAATAGCTAAGTAAATTTATTTGCTGGATGTGGGCGCTATATCGTTTTTCAGTTGTGATAATAAGCGCATTCGTCCCATCTGCGGCGGATGCGCTTGTATCTACTATTGCGGGAGTAGATACAATTATGTTGGTTAATGTATCAACATATATGGTTAATTCTTTAGGCGAGAAGTACATTTATAGCGACAAATTTGTACTTAAATGGCTTGATAAAGGTGGTTTTAATAGTTTAATTGGAAAGGCGATTTCTCATATGTAGGAAGAAGGAGGGGAGGAAGAAGATGGCAACGACGATCAAAACGGCTGATTTAATTGCGAAATTTTAGTATGCGTTAGATAACAAGTGGGGCTATATTCTAAATACATGGCACACAAAATGGACGCAGGCATTACAAACATAGAAAGTTAATTATATGGAAAATAAATATGGAAGTGCTTGGAAAACCAATGATAACGCAAAAAAAGATAGTAGCTATACTGCCGCGATGTACGGAAGCAGATGGATAGGAAGATATGTGACCGACTGTTCTGGTTTATTTTATTGGGCTTTTAAAGAACTCGGCGGCTATATGTATCATGGCAGTAATACCATGTGGAATAAATACTGCGTAAATAAGGGAAAACTTGTTAACGGCCGCCGCGCGGATGGCCTTGAACTTAAACCTGGTACTGCAGTATTCGTTTTAAAGAATGGTTCTGACAGGTCGCATGTTGGTTTATATATAGGCAATGGTACAGTTATTGAAGCGTCTGGAACTCAAGTGGGAGTAATCTCAACCCTAATTACGAATAAAAAGTGGGCTGAATGGGGAGAATTGAAGGGCGTTGATTATGGCGCAACGAGTACCCCCGCTACCCCCGCAGAAGTAGAAAAGTATGACAAAACCGCGACCGTAAATGATGTCAAAGTTGCGTTGCGCTCAGCTCCTTCTACCAAATCTACCATCCTTCTTCGTGTTGATAAGGGCGCGACAGTACAAGTTGAGGAAGAGGAATGGACCAAGGTTTCCTATAAAGGAAAGCAAGGTTATATGATGACGAAATTTTTAGATTTTTAATTATAAATAGGGGGAATTTGAATGAATGTCTAGTATCAATTACCTCCTAATCCATAGCACGCAGTTTTAAAGCGTATTTATCCTTGGGATGAATACGATCTTACATTAGTAATGAATTGGTTATATGCTTAGGCGCGTAAAACTGGATTTAGCGGCACTCTTGATGATTTTAAGTTAAGATATGGCGCATTTGTTGAAGCAACTGACCCATAGGAAGTTCATGATTTAATTGATAATTATGAAGGTATTTATCATATTGTGCCTTTACAAGGTATAGAGTAGGTATTAAAAACAAAGAATAAAGTGCTTAATGATGATATTGTTATAGAAGCAATTCCATCATAGTATATTAAAACATATGAATTTTATTCTGGAAATTATTCAGTAACGCCGCTCGCGTTCGTAGATTAGCTTCTTCGTACTAATGACAAGGTAATGGAATAGAATGTAGTGGTAGAAAAAATACCATATGCCACTACTTCAAATGTTGCCGGTGGGTATACGGCAATTATAGGATAAGGAGTTGAACAATTATGGCGACTAATCAATATATAAATAAAGTTATATATGGCGGCCAAACCTTAATTGACTTAACAGTGGATGATGTTACTAGAGCATCAGTACTTAGTGGTATTAAATTCCATTTGCCTTCCGGCGAAGCCACCACTGGTACTTGCGAATATGACGCGAAAACATCTGATGCCACTGCGGTCGCCGCGGAAATTCTATCAACGAAAACCGCCTATGTGAATGGCGCAAAAATCGTTGGTAGCATGCCTAATCGTGGTGCTGTTGATGGAAGCATTACAGCCCTAGATGGAATTTACACAATTCCACAAGGTTATCACGATGGCTCTGGTAGGGTAAGCATTGCTAGCACAGAGCAGGCTAAGTTGCTTCCTAGCAACATTCGCGAAGGTGTAACGATTTTAGGTGTAACTGGTACTATGAGTGGCTCTGAAGGTGTCAAGGCAACTTCATTAACTGTTACGCCTTATACAACAGCACAGACAATAGTGCCTTCAGACTTAGGTGATTTCAATAGCATTACGCAAGTTAATGTTGCCGCAATTGCCTATTCTGAGACTGATAATGAATACGGTGGAGTAACTGTAACAATTGGCACTGTCGCCGCGTAAGGGGTGATGGCCAATGGCAAATTTATATAAGAACAAAGTTGTTTATGGCAATGATGTGTTAATGGATATTACAGACACAACCGCCACTCCTGATGGCGTCGTAGAAGGTTAGGTATTCTACGGCGCTAATGGAGCCAGAAATGTGGGGACATTGGGATTGGTTACGACCACTAAAAATGGACTTATGGCGGCAGTAGATAAGGCGAAGTTGGATGGAATCAATATTTATTGTAAGACAACGGCAGAATTGAATAATGATATTAATTTCATTCCAGAACGCGGCGCAATTGTTATCTATCTAGACCATAATACAATGATTGACGATGTATCCGGGGAACCATTAGTAGTTCCAGATATTAAGATAGGAGACGGCAATGCATATTGTATTGATTTACCGTTTGTAAGAGATGCGGTATGTAATTCTATTCTAACGCAACTAAATGCACATATGTCCAACTCTTCAATACATGTTACTCCCGCGGAAAAGCAATTTTGGAATTAGAAATTAAATTATGAAATTGAGGATGACATCCTCGTATTAAATTAGAATTAAGGATGTGAACTTTATGCCTGAAATTAGTAAAATTAAAACGACAAATGGTACTGTGTATGACATAAAAGACACAGTCGCTCGTGCTACTATGGCTGGCGCCATTCTTATTAAGGGTACAACTACTACAGCTTTGACTGACCAGGCAACTACTACGCCTATTAAAATTAACAATGCAGATTATACCCCTAAAGCTAATGACGCTGTTTTTTATAATAAGAAAGAATTTATATTTGATGGCACTAAGTGGCATGAATTCGGTGATATGACCGGATTAGGCGCATTGGCTACAAAGGATAGCGCTAGCGGCAGTTTTACTCCTGCTGGCACGGTTTCACAGCCAACTTTTACTGGAACACAAAAATCAGTTAGTGTTAGCGGCAAAGCCACTGGCTCTGTGACTATCTCTACTGGTACTGGTACTGCTAACTACACTCCTTCCGGAACTGTTAGCAAGCCTACTTTTAGTGGCACTGCTACTACCTCTAGCGGTAAATTTACTCCAGCAGGAACTATTTCCGCCGCAAATAATACTAGTGGCAATTATACTCCCGCAGGTACTGTTGGTGCTCCTACTATTAGTGTTGCTACCGCCGGCGCGACTACTACTGTTAATTCAATTACAAATGTGGGAACGCTACCTACACTAAGTACAACAGTAGAAGATGAGACATTAGTATTTAACTTTAGCCAAGGCACATTACCTACAAAGGGTGCAGACACTACTGTAAAGACAGGCGATGCCTCGTATAGCGCTTCTGCTCCTTCTTTTACTGGTACTAAAGTAAAATTGTCATTTACTGGTACAGAAGGTAATGTTAGTGTTAGCGGCACGCCTGCTGGTACTGTATCCCAGCCAACCTTTACAGGTGATGGAGCCGAACTCAAAGCAACATTTAGCGGCACCTCTTTCACCTCTACCGGCAATTACACTCCAGAAGGAACGGTATCTCAGCCTACATTTAGTGGTACTCAGGGAACTGTTTCTGTTTCTTAATTAAAGGAGGGGTAATATGGCTGATATTTCTAGTATTCAATTTGGTAGTAATGTATATAATATGAGAGACTATCGCCTACCCGCTTTTCCAAGCTCTACAACTACCACCTATTTAAGAGGGGACGGCACATGGGCCGCCCCTTCTTTTCCGCAAGGAGTACAATTTATTGATAATAATGATCATTTGCTCGTTATTATTCCATCATAAGGAGTGATTAAATGGCAAGTGTAGATGTTAAGAAAATTAGGTTGAATAGCGGTACAACCTATAATATAAAAGATAGTCGAATTCCAGCATTGACAAATGATACGGCAACATTTTTAAGAAGCGATGGTACTTGGTCTGACCCTACCGCTAACTTGCCAGAAACTACAGATGTTGTTGATAACGGCACCTATATGACAATATAGCCAACCGGTTCTAGTTCAGGAGTTGTGCTTCAAAGTAAAACTGGAATTACACCCCTTACGACTTCATAGACTATTCGTCCTGATAGTGGATATGGTGGTTTAAGTTCGGTACAAATTAACGCTATGCCAAGTGGAGCAGTTTCCGCGCCGACATCTATATCAGGAAGCAGTGCGACTGTATCAACTGGTACCAATACTTTAACATTAACCAAAACTATTTCAGTAACGCCTAATGTATCTACAGCAGGTTATATTAGCGCGGGAACAGCCACAAATAGCTCTGTATCTTTAACTGCTTCAGTTACCACTAAAGCGGCCGCAACTATTACGCCTACGACTTCTAATTAGAGTATTGCCGCAGGAACTTATTTAACTGGCGCATAGACTATTAAAGGTGATAGTAATCTTGTAGCAGGAAATATAAAATCGGGTGTCACGATTTTTGGAGTAAGTGGCTCATATAGCGGCAGCGGTTCTAGTCCTTCACTATAGGCAAAGACAGGAATTACTCCATCTACTTCATCTTAGACAATTACACCAGATAGTGGTTATGATGGTTTAAGTTCAGTTCAAATCAATGCGATGCCATCTGGTACTACAACATCGCCAACCTCTATTTCTGGAACAAGTGCTACGGTATCTACCGGCACGAATACGATTACATTAACAAAGACAATTTCTGTTACTCCAAGAGTTACTACCGCAGGATATGTTAGCGCAGGTACCGCCGGGAATAGTTCTGTTTCGCTTACCGCTTCCGTTACTACAAAGGCAGCAGCAACAATTACTCCAGGTACTAGTAATCAGACCATTGCGGCCGGGACCTATATAACAGGAACATAGACCATTTCTGGCGACGCCGATTTAACAGCAGCCAATATTAAGAAGGGTGTATAGATATTTGGTGTAACCGGCACATATACTAGTGATGCTAATGCTACTGCGGCTAATATTGCTAGCGGCAAAACCGCATATGTTAATGGGTCTAAAATCACTGGCACCTTAACATTCCAAACATACTATACAGGTTCATCTGCGCCCGCCTCAAGTCTTGGAGCAGATGGCGATATATATTTACAATCATAATAAAGGAGGAGAATAAATGGCTTAGCAAATTAATGTTTCAGATACAATAACATTATATCCAAATGGATATAGTAGCGCCAACTCCTCCTACTCTTCTATTAGTAGTAGTTATCCAATATCAAATGGTTACGATGGGGCAGATTCTAATAATTATGCCTATATCACTTGTAATACAGGTTCTCGCGCAGAAACTCATATTTCTTACACATTTGATGTGTCAGATATTCCCGCAGAAGCAACTATTTCATCAGTTGCTTGTTAGGCTAAGGTGCGCGTAAGTTCTACTTCATATATTTCTACCGCAGTAGTCCAATTGTATAGCGGTTCAACCGCAAAAGGTAGTTCTACTAGCGCGCGAACTACTACCGCAACTGCTTATACTCTAACACCAGGTACTTGGACTAGGTCAGAAATTAATAATATACAAGTACGGTATACTGGCACTCGTGGTACAAGCAACACAACTCGTGCCGCTTATCTTTATTTCTATGGCGCAACATTAAGTATAACTTATACTTTATAGGGTATGGAATATACTGTCACTGCTGTTTCAGAAATGGATGGAGCAACAGTAGAGCCATTGGCGCAAAACATCATGGAAGGAAATAGCGCAACCGTTACTATATATGCTTCTTCCTTGGATGACATAGTAGTCAAAGATAATGAAATTGATGTAACTGAAAATTTGGTATAGCATACTATGCCAACAGGCGGTACATTATCTTAGGCGTCAGCATCTTATACAGTATCAGGCTCTATTAGTGGCACTCGTTATCAAAGCACAGTGGGGCATACAGTAGAAGACCCGTCAACGCAAAGTGGTAATGACTATTGTAGCTCTAACGGCAGTACCGCCACTATCTATTATCATTTTGATTTTAGCGACCTTCCAGACAATGCTACTATTACTTCAATGACAGTATAGGCGTATGGTCATTTAGAGAATAGTTCCAATAGCAATGAGGTAGCTGAACTAAATGTTTATAATGGTACGACAGCAAAAGGCACAGCAATATCTTATACTTCTACCTCCAGTTAGACGCGAACAATTAGTTCTGGCACTTGGACGGTAGCAGAATTAAAAGAAGACCCTCGCGTTGGATTTACTATTGGTTACTATGGTGGCCTTACCACCGGTATTACTTGGACGGTAGTATATGATATACCGTAGAGTAGCAATCCTTACTATTGGACCTACACTCTTAATAATATTGATTTAGACCACTCAATTGTAGTAGAACAATCAGGACCATATGTGCCTCCCACAGAGGACCCCCAGTATAATTATTATCCAATTACTATCTCTAGTATTAACGCAACTACTGACCCATATAACGGGACAACGCGTGTTTAGGAAGGGACTACGCAAGTCGTAACTATTAGTCCAACTGACCCATAGCTTACATTGGCATTAGATAATGGCGTTGATATTACAAGTTAGTTAGTTGGCGGCGTACCAAATAATACTTATACGGTTACCACACAGGTTAGTGGCGCTAGCTATGGCTTTAATTTAAACTCATCCACTGGTTATTATGTATCTACTAACAATGGTGTGAATAAGTCTGCTTCTGTTGCTCGTCTTAACTTAGACTTAGAAAGTGACTGTATAGTTACCATTCAGTATATTAACTATGCCGAAGCGAGTTATGACTATGGTCTATTTGGTAAATTAGATGTATCTGTTGCGACAGATGGTTTAACTGCCGGTTCTAATGGTTCATCTCCATCAGATAGTACAAGTAATTATGAGTTAGCGATGGCTTCAAATAGTAGCAGCGCGCAAACTATTAGTTATACAGTGCCAATGGGATAGCATTTTATTGATATCAAATATGGTAAAGATGATGCTTCTAACGCTAATAACGATAACTTATAGTGGAAAGTTGCCTCAATTCAAGCGACTTCCGCGGGCGGTGATTACACCTATACATTGTCAAATGTAAATTAGAAACACAGCTTAATTTTTATATTTGGTGATGTTAGCTATTACTTTATTACTTCTTCTACTAATAGTGGTAAGATTTTCCCTGATGGCTAGGTTGTTAAGTTAGAGGGAGATAATTATAGTATTACTATAATTCCAGACAGTACCGCCGCAACTGTTACGTTGAAGGATAATAATATAGATAAAACTTCAACATTGTAGCGAATATAGGGCTAGGATAAATCGGGAAATCAAATTGTTAATTATACATATACATTGACAAATATTACTGCGGCGCATACTATTGCAGTTACTATTAGTACAGGTGCGGCGCAGATTTATATAAAGATGGGAAATAGTTGGTAGGCGTATACTAATGTATATAAGAAAGTAAATGGCAGTTGGATTAAATAGGCGGATTTAACTAGTGTATTTAATTCAAGTACAAATTATGTTTAGGGCAAGACTTAAACATTTGACAAACCATTTACAAGTATGGTATAATTAAAATATAAGGATGGAAATATTATGAAAATTTTTAGAATAGGTGGTGGTTGATAATGGCTGTTACAACTGGAAGTGAATATGACCATATTGCAATTCAGAATGGTTCAAATACTGTATTACATTATTTAAAAGATAGTAAATTTCGTGATTGGTCTATTGGTTCGGATACAGTTAACTTCTTAACAGTAAAGTCATGTACACCAAATAGCAATAAATATTTTAAATTATATATTGACGATGAAGGTTCTCTTATCGTCAAGAAGGGTGACACCTGGTTTGATGTTGACTACTATGATGGTGATGAATGGCTTCATACGGAGTCAATATGGACTAGTGGGCAGAATGCTACATGGAATGAGACGCCTACAAAGGAACCAACTGTAGATAAAACTTATACATTTGCTGGTTGGTCAAGAACTAATGGTGGGACCGTTGATAGCAATGCTCAGAAAAATATTACTGCTGATAGAGATTTGTATGCCGTGTGGAATGAAGCAGTAAGAACGTATACAGTAACATATTGGTATGAAGGGAATTAGGTTGGAACGGAAGAAGTGGAATATAATAATAGTATTTCCAATATGCCTGCGCCATATAATGATAATGATACTTATCATTATTCGTGGATTACAGAAAATGGAACAACAGAACCATATTATAGTTATCCAATTACAAGAAATGTAGACATTATAATTGACACTTATGAATAATGGAGGTGCAGATCAATGAAACCAATAAATTATAAACAATTGATACTGCCTAAAAATACGCAAGAATCTAATGGTACAGCTTATATAAATGTTGATGGAGAATATCAAGAATAGGATGGATATGGATATTATAAAATAGAATGGATGACTATTGCAGAAACAGAACAGGCATCTAATAGTGGCGAGCTTCAGTAAGGAGAGTGAATTTATGAGTTTTAATTTTAGTCGTGAAATTCCTCTAACTAATAATTTTAATAAAAATCCAGATGATATTGATAGTTTGCGACTTATAATGACAGGACAAGATTTAATGGGACAAGAAGATGAGAATACTTGTGATATTATATTAAATAAAAATAATAAGATGGTTAATTCTTTTTTTATGGTGTGGTTTTATGGTAATCCTTATATACCACTTGATATTGGTACGAACACCGGTGAAGAATACTGTATTGAAATTGCTTTAAATCTGGAGACTGGTCTCTATGGTTGTACTGTCTATAGTACTCGTTCTATTACATTTTCCGATAGTAGTGGAGGTGGAATAGTATAATGTCAATTGATAATATTAAAATTTTAGCATATCAAAAAAATTATACTAAAATAAATAATGATTATATTAACAATGTTTTTAGTACTGGGACAGGAGAACAATCAATTGTTGCTATAACTAATAGCAATCCATCAAATATTGCTGCGGGTAAATGGAGTTATGCTGGTGGAGTATTTACTGTTTCTGACGGAGAAGCATCTCACGCAGAAGGATACGAGACAAGTGCTCGTGGCAGAGCTTCCCACGCAGAAGGAGAAAGTACAAGGGTAGAAGGCAGAAATTCTCATGCCGAAGGTTGCGGTACAACGGTAGAAGCTGGGGCCGATTATTCTCATGTAGAAGGTCATAGTACAATAGTACGAAATTCAAGTGCTCATGCAGAAGGTCATAGTACAATAGCAGAAGGAAATTCTTCACATGCAGAAGGAAGCATGACGGTTGCAAAAGGTTTTTACTCTCACGCAGAAGGGGAAGAGACAGCGACACATTCAAGTAATACTCATGCTGAAGGTGGAGGAACTTACGCCTATGGTATGTATTCCCATGCTGAAGGAGGAGCAATAAACACAACTAGTATAAATGTAAACGGCAGCGGAACTAGTTATACAGCGAATAGTAGTATATCTTCTAAATATATAGGTAAAAGGATATGCTATAGTGATTATAATACAAATACAGAATATAATGCTTATATTACATCAGTTAATAGCCCTGGTTTTACGGTCTCAGATTCACTTGGAAATTTAACTGGTAAATATTGTAGGATATTTGCAGCTTCTACTTCAGCTATAGGATTATATTCTCATGCGGAAGGTATTGGAACGACGGCTGAAGGTAATTATTCCCACGCAGAAGGATATTATAATTATGCAAAAGGTCTGGGTTCTCATGCGGAAGGATATTATACTATCGCCTCGGGTCAATATTAGCATACTTTTGGTAAATATAATGTTGAAGACCTCAATAATACTTATGCCGAAATTGTTGGCATCGGTACAGCAGAAAGCTCTCGCAAAAATGGTCGCACTCTCGACTGGAATGGTAATGAACAACTCAGAGGTAGCTTAACACTTGGGTTGGGTACAACTGACCAGACAACTGTAACAGCGGCGCAACTCAAACAATTACTCGCATTATTATCTTAATAGGGGTGACCTTTATGAATACAACAAATCAATATTACATTTTTGAAATACAGAAATACGATAACGGCGAATACGGTCATATTGTTCATTTCGCATACGACGATGACCCTGAATGGGCTCGTCTCAAAGCAGAAGCCAAGTATCATGAAGTGCTTGCTGCTGCCGCAGTTTCCAAGCTTCCTCAGCATTCAGCAACCCTTTTGCTTTCTGATGGCAGAATGGTTATGAGCCAGTGTTACGAGCATCCAGTTGCTATTGAGCCTGAGGATAACTAATTCGTAGTAAAGAAGTTCACGGATAACCACACCAATAAGTTATTTTATCTTGCTCGTATCCCAGCGGAGCTTCTTTATCTATAACCAATACGATATAGTGTTTATATAAAAATGTCTGAGGCAAGAAGCAGGTTTTTATATAAACCTATACCGTATTGTTTAATAACTTAAAAAAGAGGTTATAATTATGACAGACATTACTTATATTATTATAGGTGTAATTTTAATTATCTTTGGCGTAATCGCGCGATTTGCTATTCCTTTCCTTCGTACTAAAATGAGCGTGGATTAGATAGCAACCTTAAAACAGGTAGTTAACATCGCAGTCTACGCCGCAGAACAAATCCTTGGCCCGAAAATGGGTAAGGACAAAAAGGCATTCGCGCTTGATTATGCCAAGAAACTCTTATCAAAATTCAATCTAACCTTTGACGAAGCAGCTATTGATGCCGCAATTGAAGCACAGGTAAAAGAACTTAAAATTGAGGTAAAAGAATGAAAGCAACAGTATATGCTGACAACAACTTACCGGTTCGGTTTCGTATGACCCCGAGTACAACTAGTCCAATTATTGCTGAAATCCCACAGGGCGAGAAAGTTACAGTCCTTAATGATAACGGAAAATGGAGCCAAATAGAATATCATAGCGAAACCGGCTATATGATGTCTAAGTTCTTAATTTAGGGCAATACCAAACTTGCTTCGTTAAAGACTAAATTGAAAGAAGTTCTACAAATTTTAGATACTTTGGAGGACTAATAAATGAGCAACTTATTAAATCAAAATATGTGGAATTAGCAACCGCAGTATCAAATGGGAGGAGCAAATTTCTCTCCATATATAAACTAGTCTTGGCAAATGCCGCAACAGCAATAGCGTCTTCCAGTTTATAGCGCGCCGCCAATTCACGGTCATGATGCCGCCATGCAGTTCCCAATGGCGCCAAATAGTGAAATTTATTTGCCCGATGCCGACCAAGATGTGATTTGGTGGATTAGAACTGATAACATGGGTAATCATTTGGTATAGGGATTTGATATTAAATTACATCAAGAACCTACCCCAGTAGATACTAACGATTTAGCGGCTCGCCTTGCCGTAGTGGAGGAATGGATAAATGCCAAATCTAATAAGTCAAATGCGAAACGGAACGCCGCAGGTGCCGCCACAGTTGAGTAATTCAATTCAGCAGGTACGCGGCATGATGGACGCTATGCGGCAAAGCCCCAATCCACAAGATTATATCATGCGTTATTTGGGGCAAAATCCAGCATTACTTAAAGCCGTATAGCAAGGAAACTTACAGCAAATAGCAGAACAAATGGCGCGGGAACGCGGCATTGATTTAAACGACCTTATTCGTCAACTAGGAGGCTAATATTATGAATTACATTAAATTTAACGATTTACAGTGCCAAGTTATTTCTTTTAACAAATATACCAATTTTGATGAAAATGGTATGACTGGTTCTTGTAATTGCCAGGTTCTAACTGATAATATTACTGGGCTACAGGAACTTGGACTCAACCCCATCACTTCTCTTCAAATTCTACATGAAGATGAAGTAATCTACAACCTACAAAACATTTCCGCAAAGGTAACCTCTATCAATGAATATCTTGCCGATAATCATATTGATATTAACCTAACAATCACCTTCTAATTCTCAAGTGCGAATGAAAATTCGCACTTATTTTTTTTACACTTGTGAGAACAACTACCTAAATTATTTTTTAATACTCTTACATTTCCATTGATAAGAGAAGTCTTGTCGCTTCCCTAAATAATAAAATATAAAGAGGTTGATTAGTATGGGTGAAAATGGATTAACTGCTTCTGATGTTGCTCTACTTAGCGGTAATAATAATGGCGGATTTGGCGATGGAAATGGTTGGGGCGGTCTAATCTGGCTTTTCGCAATCATTGCTATGTTTAATGGCGGCTGGGGCGGCGGCTTTGGCGGCAATCGCGGAGGTTATCAGCCACAGTATGCTACCCAAGACTTCGTTCAGAATGGCTTTAACTTCAATGACCTTCAGTCTCAGAATCGTGATTTGATGGCAGCCATTACCTCTGGCGCAGCTCAGGCTGTAGCAGCTACCAATCAGGCTAAGTATGACAATATCAATGTTGAGAAAGATATCCAAGCCGCTCTCACAGCTCAAATTGGCGATGTGCGCACCAATCAAATGACGCTTCTAGCCAATCAGAATGATTGCTGCTGCTCAACAAAGATGGCACTAATGGATGGCTTCAATGGTGTAAATGCTGGTATCGCACAGGCTCGTTATGAGAACGCAATGAATACCGCTTCTATTAACCAGACCACCAATGCTGGCGTACAGAAGATTATTGATGCTATCACTGGCAATCGTATGGCTGATATGCAGAACCAAATCAACCAACTACAGCTACAGAACGCTCTAAATGGAGTTGTTCGTTATCCGAATGGTTGGACCTATAATGCAGGTAATAGTCCTTTTTGTAACGGTAACTGCAACTGCATGAATATGTAAAAAACGCATGAGTACATTGAGTGTATCTGTTTTTTAAATAGTTTAGGGCGGGCACTCATGTTATGAGTGCCCAATTTTTTTATTTACGGGAGGAATAATAATGATACAATTATATAGCGATGGTCTTACAGTTGCCGCTGGCGCAACTATTCCACTTAATAATGTAAGCTATTTTAAGGGTAATTCCGCTACTCATACTGCGCCCGCAACAGTTGATTTAATGAAACGCGGCGTATATCTAGTCCAAGTAGATGCTTATGGCATCCCTGATGCCGCAGGAACCTTTGGCGTTCAAGTTGCCGTCAATGGCGTTCCTCGCCTCGACGCTATTAATGAAGATACCGCCGCAGTAGGCGAATATGGTTCCGTTTCTACCAAATGCTTGGTAACAGTAGCGCAAAATGACTGTCCTTGTAATTGCGTCTCTGCTCCAACCGCCGTTACCATTGTTAATCCAAGCGAAGTTGGCGCAACGGACGCTCATTATAATGTAATAGTTTCTAAGCTTTGCTAAGGAGGGAATGTACTATGGCACAAGCAAATCAAGAAGTACAGCAACTCTACTCCGAGCTAATTAATAGAATGAAACAAGGCGTAGAGATGCACGAACAGTTAGCAGACTATTATGGATTTCTTAATTTACCCGGCTATCAAAAATGCCATGAGTATCAAATGCTTTGTGAATTACTAACCTACCGCAAGGCGAAGGATATGTATATGCGTGAATATAACCAGTTAGTATCTCCTAATATGATGGCTTTTACTACTGGTATGAATAACAACATGAATAATAATAACAATAATCAAAAGAATATGTCTAATAATAATAACAATAATAATAGCAATTTTTCCTATAACAATATGAACTATACCAATGTAATTCCTCAGAACTGGTATTCTCATACTCGTTATGAAGTTGATGCCAATACCAAGCGCACCGCAGTACATGATGGCTTCAAGAAATGGATTGACTATGAGAAAGATACTAAACAGTATTTATTAGACATGGCTCAGCGGCTAGAGCAAGCTAATGAGCGTGAGGCCGCGCGCAAACTTGATTATCTAATTGACCATGTTGAAAAAGAAATTGAGCACGCTGAAGAAAAGGTTATGGCACTTGAAAATAGTGGCTATGATATGAACTACATTCTCCAGCAACAAGATAAATTAAAGTCCAAATATGCTAAAAAAATCCGCGAATTAAATAACAGTGATTATCAGTATCGTCGCCGCGGTGCCGGTAATTACGCAAACTATAATTATGA